TTTCGGGGATCCCTTTCAGGCTAGCATTTCTACTAGTCTGTCACGTTTAAGGAGCTGCTATGGCAAATTATAAGACGAGAGCGAATGTCGCCGGGATATTTACTTCAAACCATTCGGACACTAGGTATCCTAGTTACGATGGTAAAGTGATGACTCCGACTATGTCGCCTTCTTTTCCTATAAATAATGTTAAGCAGGGGTCTTCAAACCCTTCCTATCGCGTGAAAATTGCAGCGGCACAGGACGCATCATCTCCGTACTTACGTACGAGATGGAAAGTGCGTCCTGCCGTGGTGTTTCATAAACATAGCCATTCCTACCAGCCGGGTCCTTTACCGGACTACACGATAACATCGTATGGTATGGGGGAGGGTTATGAGCATGGGACTTTTCCCTTGTCTGATGAAATAACGCGGGACATTGCTTTGAAGAAATTCAAAGGAAAGTTGCAATCGCTTACAGGGGCCAAGAATCTTCTCATACCTATTGCTGAGCTCAAAGACTTCGGAATGCTTGTCGGAACATTGACAAAGTTCACTTCGAGGTCTCTTAATGCTGTCGAATTTCTGACACGCAAAGAGAATCTCATTCGTAGGATAGAGAGGATTAAACGTGGCTCCCACCGCAAGAAAAAGCAGTATGGAATTGCGCAGTTGCAGGCAGAGCTGTCTGAACTCTGGTTAACATGGTCATTTGCTGTGAAGCCAATGCTCATGGACGCCGAGGAAATAGCTCTGTCAATTGCCAAGCGTGTAGAAGTACCACCCTACACGCGTATTACGGCATCTAAAACTACGCAGGTGCACGCAAATACTACTGGTTCAGGTCGTTTCCTCAGCACTTACTGTGCTTTGGATTGGATCACAGAAACAGAAAGCGTGATTACACACCGTTTCGTTGGGGGTTTCCGCCCAGAGATCAATGCATCGAACTCATGGGGCACCCTTTCGCATTTTGGTTTCGAACCCAAGAACTTGGTTCCAACGGCTTATGAGCTGTTGCCCTTTTCCTGGATGCTGGACTATTTTACGACGGTAGGCGATGTCCTGAATGATACCTTTACGGTAGCACCAGGGGCACTTGTTTATCTGAACGAAATTAGGATAGCAAAGCTCAAGCAGAAGTGCACTTACTCGGCTAATCCCTTTGTCACTGAAGAACATGTCAAGTTACATTATGACACATTCAAAGGTGAACCTGGGGAATTAAACCTGTTCGTGTACGACCGCAAGGTTTTGACGTCCATTCCTACAAGAGCGCTGCGCTTTAAGACCTCCAATGAAATTGGAAAAAGTGCAGTAAATAAGTTGTTAAACTTAGCGGCTGTTTTAGCCGGACGAGGCACATTAAAGGCCTTGTTTCGAAGATTATAGGAGACATTACTATGTCTTTTGCACCATCTACACCTGTCACCGGAGCCACTGTGCCGGGGTTTACTTCCCCGACCTATACGCTCGTAGCTGACACTGCCCCGTCTCAAAACGGTAAGCAGTACGCTGTGAGCGCTCTTGGGGGTACACAAGCCAACGTCGACGTGAATACGGTTTCCAAGCCGTTTACTATCACGTTCTTCCGACCGCAAGTGCTTCGCCCCCTTCCGGCAGCAAATCCTGTAACAGGCGTCATTAAGAGCATCCCGACCAACACCTACAAGTTAATTACTCGTAAGGGTGCTGTACCGGCTGCCAACCAAACTCCTTCCGTGATCAGAATTACGACCACGATCGAAGTTATGGCAGGATGTGATACCTATGAACCGGAAGATGTCAAGGCCGCGATCAGCGCACACTTTGGTGTGGGTTGGGCGCAAAGCTCTGGCATCGCCGACACGGTTATCACTGGCGTGCTCTGATGGCTGAATTACTCGCTATAATTGCGATTATCTACCATGTGATGCAATGCGTTGTCGAAGTAGAAATACCTAGCGACGCACTAGAACATGTGGTAGAGAGTACTGAGTAAGCCCTCCGGCCCAAAAGTGTAATTTGGCTCTAAAAATCCTTTCACATTAGGAGATATTCTATGTCTAAAAAGGATAGACGTCTGAAGAGGGAAATGCGACTTCGTACCTTTTTCAGCACACTATCAGCAGAGCTGACAGCCGCCACAGGAACAACAGAGGCGCAAGCCTTTGCCTGTGATCGGTTGCACAACCGTATGCGTAAGCGTGCGGAAATCACCAACACGTCTCTCAGTGAGGTGGCTATTAACAAGTTTGTATCTGTTAATAACTCCCTCCCGTCAATACTTTTGACGGTTGACCCAGCTATCTTAGAGAATGCGCGGCACTTCGTGCTCGTCGCGCTCGAAAGATTTAATACTAAGCTGGATCATGACTGCATACAAGAGACGTTTGTACTTCCTCATATACTAGATCGGTGGAGGTATGGGCCTGGCACATCCTTGGATGTCGTTGGAACCCATATCGCCGAGAAAATAGGCCAGAGGATGACGGTGACGGCTGAGTGCGCTCCCTTGTTACAAAGACTACGTCGTAACGATCCGTACTTTCATGCACAAGATTTATTGCATGGCGAGTCTTGGATCACCGTAGTTAAGGGGGCAAAGCTGGTAACAGTTCCTAAAAATGAGGAAACTGAGCGTACGATCTCGGTGCAACCGTCAGGTAACATGCTTCTGCAGCTTGCTGCAGGACAATTCCTGATGGAAACGCTGGGATCAATAGGTTTGGACATCACTAAGCAGCAACCGAAGAATAAGGTTCTTGCTTGGATTGGCAGTCTCACGGGCGATTTTGCTACCCTTGATCTTGCTTCCGCTAGTGATTATGTTCAGACTCTACTTGTACGTGCACTATTTCCTGCTGAGTGGTACTCCTTCTTAATGAAAGTTAGGGCGAGTACGATCACTACACCCAGTGGGGATGAACTAGAACTGAATATGATATCCGAAATGGGTTGTGGATTTACATTCCCACTCATGACGTTCATATTCACTGCCCTACTATATGGCTACCGTGCATCAAAAGGTGGCCCCAATCTTTTTATCGATTGGAAGACCGCATGTGTTTATGGAGATGACATAATTGTCAAAACCCACGAATACGCGGAATTTGTAGAGGTTCTAGAGAGTGCTGGCTTTGTTGTTAATTTGACAAAGTCTTACAGTGAAGGACCCTTTCGAGAAAGTTGTGGTGGTGATTACTGGAATGGAGCTGATGTTACTCCGTTTTATGTACAAAGCCTAGCCACAGACTCCGACGTTTACGTAGCAATTAATCAAGTGCTGAACTGGTCTGCTCGCAACAATATACCGTTGCTCGGGACAGTTTCGCATCTGATTACGTTGCTGGAGGGAACTTTATTCCTAATTCCAGAGTGGATGGCGCCAGAACAAGGCGTCTTAACTTCTTTGGTTGAGCGCAGATATAAATACCTACGGCATGAAGCCGAGTCTTACCGCCTAGAAAGATCGGGCGGTGAGCACTTCAAGTGTAAACTTGCAGTTGGTGGATATATCTTTACTCAGGGAGCACACGTGTTCTACACCCCAGAGCCTAAATGGAGGCCAGTGGGTGTCGTGTGTAAGGCCAGGTTGCCGAGAGGCTATCTGGATGGCGCGGATCCTCTATCGAGGACTGCGACTGCTAGCTCGCGTATCGCGTTCTGGCTCAGCTTGCTGAGCCACGAGCGCGACGATGCGAGTGTGTTGATGAACACAATCTAGCAGTTGTTCGCACCATGGGGG